AATCGTATGCCAACTATTGCATCGTCACTATTTGCCTGATCCCTTATATCTACTAACGAAGCATCTATATCTTTAGTTAGTTGCCGTTCAAAATCTTGTGCCATTATATTCTCCTATTCACAAGGCAATCGCCATAGCAGTAGCGAACCCTTTTGATGTTCCTGCATCTAGCTGTGTTTGTATATTAGATGATACTCCATCTAAATACCCAAACTCTGTATTTGATATTGAACCATCGTGTATTTTAGTTGCATCAATAGCTGCACCTGATGCTACACTTGCATTAACTACAGCGTTTGACGCTAACTTATCTGCATCAACTGCATCATCAGCTAACATTGCAGTTTCTACAGCACCATTTGCTATTGTTACTGCTCCTGCATCACTTGCAGTTGCATCACCTGACATTGCAGAATAAATATATTTTTTAACTCTTGTTAATTCAGATTTTACTTCTGTTCCACCTGCACCATCATCAACAATAATTAAATCAGCATCTGCTAAATCTGCACCAATATCACTTGCACCATCTATTTCTAATGCACCTAGAGCGACTTTACCTGCTGTAGTTATTTGATTAAGTTTACTGTCGGCTATACTACCTGCAAGTTGCGTATTACTGACACCACTTGATTTTATAGTAACAGCACCAGAAGAAACACTGAAATCATCAGAAGAGAATGATGCTACACCCTTGTTAGATGTAGTTGCATCTTCACCACTAAATGTAACTGTACCAGAACTTTCAGCAACATCTAAACCCTCACCTGCTGCAAAAGTTGCAGTGCCACCTAATGCAATATCTGTAGTATTTGATCCGTCAGAAACTGTAATAGAAGAGTTCGCTAATTTAGCGTTTGCTATAGACCCAGCAAGTTGTGTGTTACTAACACCACTCGATTTTATGGTTACAGCACCAGATGAAACACTGAAATCGCTAGAAGAAAATGATGCAATTCCTTTGTTTGATGTAGTAGCATCTTCACCTGCAATAGTTAATGTATCTGTTGCTGAAACTGCAGCATCAATACCTTCTCCAGAAGTTACTGTTAAAGTATCTCCTAAAGCTACAGATTGTGTTGTACTTCCATCAGTTAATGAAAATGAAGAGTTAGACAACTTGGCGTTTGTTATAGACCCTGCAAGTTGAGTATTAGAAACTCCACTCGATTTTATAGTAACAGCACCAGAAGAAACACTAAAATCGCTAGAAGAAAATGAAGCTATACCTTTATTAGAAGTTGTAGCATCTTCACCTGCAATAGTTATGGTGTTACTTGTTGCTGAAGTATCTATACCTTCACCACCTTCAACTGTTAATGTTTCACTATCAAGATCAATAGCTATTGTGCCACTGTCTGTTATTACATCTAAATCTTCAGCCGTAATTTGTGTATCAACATAATCTTTTACTGCAGCAGATGTTGGAAGGCTTGTATCGTTGTCATTAGAACCAATACCTTCAGATTCTAAAACAATTGCAGATGCTTTAAAATTATCTACTTCAATATTAGATATAGTATTACTATCTACATCTATTGTTTTATTTGTTAATGTGGAAGTTGAAGTGGTTGAAATTAAATCACCAGCACTCGGTAATGTTAAAGTATTGGAAGCAGCTTCTGAGTGTGCTGCACCTTGAAGTGTTTGTGCGTGTTGATTTGAGTTTTCACAATAAAACTTAATTTTTGATACAGCACCACCATCATTTTTAAGATCAATCAAACCACCTGCAATAAATAAGTCATGTGGTATGGACACATGACCATCTGCATCTTCAAAGGATAAGTCATAAAAATACTTCTTGTACCAGATGACCAGTTTACTTCATTGTTTGAATTAGAACTAGCTAATATAGTTGTTCGAGCTAATGTAGTTCCAGAAGATGTAAAAGTACCTAATCCAACCTCAAAGTCAGTATTGTCTGTGCAAACATAATACGTTGTATCAGAATTACTAAGGTTAGCAGTAAATGTTTCAAAACCACTTACTGCACCAGCTAACGTATATGTTCCAGTGCCTGTGGTAGTTGTGGTTTCTTTAACTCTGTCCTTTATTACTAAAGCCATTATTTCAACTCAATACTTAAATTTGTTGCGTTTATTCTAAATATATCACCCTCTGCCAATGTCTTACTTGCATCTAAAGCACCTACAAACAATATGTTACCACTTGAACTTGCATCTACAATAAATACATGAGTTATTGTTTGTGTTCCACTATCTGTCTTAGCTGGAAAATCAATTGCTGAAGTGTTCTTTGCTGTCTGTGTATCTGTTGAATCAGCACCTATTGTTGTCCAACTAGCTGCTGCTACTTGTTGTCTGGAATATCCACCAAAACTTGCTTCTGTTAATGAACCTGTTTCAGCAGCAGATACGGCTGTTGCTAGTCCTACATAAATACTATCACCAGGACTTGAGAAACTTAACGAGTTATTCTTGAAGATATAATGTAATATTCTTCTTTCTAAATAGTTAGTTGCTGCATTTGAGGTTGCCATAATTTATCTCCTATGTTCTTTGCCTACGAGGTAACCCTTGTCTATAAGCATCATTATTTTCTCTTGATTCACCAAAATCTTTTAAACGACTTACTTCTTCCATAAACCTTCTTTCATATAATTGTATAACATCTGCCTCTCCTTTCATAAAAATATACGCTTCTACAAGCGATCCGTAAAGTAAAGCATTAATTGCATTCTTACTTAACCAGGATGTTGTAGTATCACTTGATATAGAGGATATGGCAGAACTATGTGAAGTATTAGAACCTGTTATTGTCTCACCATTTGTAAAACCAGTTGTTGGTACGATAATTGTTAATTTATTGTCGCTATCATTTTTACTATCAATAGTAGCTGTAACACCACTGGAGGAACCTGTTATTGTTTCTCCTACCGCAAAACTTGATGCTGAAGAAACAGTTAATTGAATTGTACTATCAGCTAAACTTGTTGGTCTGTAATAATAATGTAACTCAACTGGATAATTGCTATTAGGTGTAGGAGATAATATAAAATTATCCACATCAAATCGTGCATAGTATTTAGGAACACCTGTAGTCGCAGGATTAGGGTGATATTCTTGAACAAAGTTTACATCTTTCTCTAACAGAAAAACTAAATTACTTGAAACTGTTATTGATAAACTAAAAGGTGAAAAGAAATCTGTTGGAACAGACAAAAATCTATCTGAAGAAGTCGTAGCACTTGTTACATTTTTACGAAAAACTTCAAAGTCAATCATCTTAAAAAGACGATTTTCTGTAGATCGAATGAAGTTTCTTAAATTAAAAACAAAAGTTGTTTCATCATTCTCAGTATAATCTTGGATAGATGTTCTTAATGTTGTTAATGTGTAACTCATTTAACTCTCCAACGTCACGGGTCCAGCAGATGCAATACCGCCACCACCTGTGGTATTACCTAACGTAGCTGTAGCAGTTACGCTTATAGTGTACCTATTTGTATCTACCACAGATTGAATTGTAAAGCCAGATGAACCTTGTATAGTAGCACTTGATATACCATCAAAAGGTGATACATCTCTAAAACGAACTGTGCTTGAAGCAGATCTTCCATGTGCTGGTTCTGTCACTGTAACAGTTGTAGGACTGCTTCCACCACTTCCAGTTTTAAATGGATTGTGAGGTAAAATAACAGAAACAGATGGCTCTTCTCTATCTGGTCTAGCATCTTTAATTGCTTCAGCGTCTGCTGTTTTTACTCGTAAATCTATTTGAGGATGTTTTGGTTCAAACTCATCTTTACCTACAAAAAGACCATTCCATTCTTTTCTCATGTCTCGTAAACGATAACGAAACCCAGATCTGTCTGATATACCATAAGAGTTTTTGCCTGTAGCAAATCGTCCCATCAGACACTCAAGTATTTAATATCGGGTGTTAAAGTTAAAGCCACTTTATCCTCATCCTCGGCTGCTGCTCTTTGAAACTCTTCTTCATAAACAGACTTTAATAACTGTGTTCTTTCTGGTGCACGTTTTATTGACAGATAATAAGAAAGACCTGCCACCATGCAAGGTAGAAAACGAAAAGGAACATCTGATGTATTTTGCAGAGTATCCGCATCTTGTATTCTTCTAACATAGAAATACTCTAAAGTATCTGTGCTATTCTCTGGAGTAGGCCACAAGAATATTTTAGGAGTAATTTGTCTATCAAAGTAATACTGTGAAGGTCTTCCTGTTTGAGTTTTACTTGGTAAATTTAGGTATTCACCTCTCGATATCTTTGACATACTAAAATCTGTACCACTTCTTCTAAGAACAACTTCTAACAAATCTGTGTAATCAGCAGTAAAAGTATAACTAGATGTTCCGCTTGTAAGAGCTTGTGTTGCTGAATTTACTGTCCATAAATTAAGTCCTCTGTTTGCCCATTCAGAAAACATGATGTTAAGAGAACGTCTAGCTGTTCTTGCATCATAACCTGTTCTAACCTCAAGACCGCATCTTTCGTATGCTTCCTCTACGATCTCACCTACATCTAAATCAAAGTCTCTTGAATCCGAAGTTGTCATTTAATCCTCATTATACAAATTATCAAAAATTTTATTTACATCTAATGTATAGTCTAAATCAGATTTTGAATAATGTATATGCTGTGAAGGTAAAAAATCTGGTGCACCTTCACCTGTTTCAAACCATGCTGGATGTGTAACACGAACTCTGTTGTTTGGCAATGCTACAATATTACCTGTCCACTCACCAGCATCTAATAAATACATAACATGACTTTGTTTATGTTGTGCTGGATCATCTGCTATTTCGCTATCAGTATAATCAACTGTAAACAAATATTTAGCTGGATAGAAATTACCCTCTATTTTAGCTAACCAGGGACATGGAGTTGCTCTATCTAAGCTATAAACAGCATGAGTGTGTGAAGGACAATCCCAAGGCTGTGCGTTATACACATCCATAGGAACAGGCCATTCTTCTACTGGTATATCAGCCATGAGTGCTGTTATAGGCATTCTTGCCCACATAGCTCCACCATGAACATTAGGATCATCTGTGTCGTCTACCTCTGAACCAGTGAATATCATTTGAAAGCTTAAACATCTATTAGGCATAGTTGTCACAGCAACAGCCATAGCATGTAAAAACTCTCCGTGGTATCTAAGATGATTACAAGTATATTCTCTTCTCACCCAACATTTAAAGTGAGGAATATTACTCTGTAAATAAGGCATTAAGCTTTGACTAACTTATAACCTTTTTTCTTAGCAGCAGCTTTAATAGCAGAAAGAGTCATAACTTTACCGCCTTTTTTCATACCCTTAACTTTACCGCCCATCTTCATGCCTTTAGCCATCATTTTACGAGGACTAACCATAGCTGCTCCACCTCTTGAGTAACCTTTTTTCTTCATTTTTCTACCTCCAGTAGTTATTTGTTTAGGAATATTTGAACGGGATATTGTCATTTAAACCAACCCATTGCTAGATTAGCCACAACGCCAACAACACCGCCCAAGGCCATCATAACCCAAAATCCACCTCTCCACTTATCAGCAGTAGCACGAAGTTGGGTTACATCTGTTTTTAATTCTCTCATATCATCTTGAATAGACTCGACTCTTTCTTCAAGTTTAGCCAAAGAAATCTCAAGTCTTTGATTCTGAGACATTTTCATTTTTAGTATTCTTTTCTAAGATAAAGAATTACTGTATATGTGTCTGTGTTATCGTGTCCAACAGTTGTAAATTTTATATCACCTGTTACACCAGAACCTCCATTATTTGGTATACCACCAAAAGATGTGTAGTCGTGATGACCAGATTGATTTTCACCAAGTTGAATAGCCAAAACATCTGATGTGGCATCAAATAGGATATTAACTTTCATACCCGTGCATTGCCACCAGATCTTTTGTATTGTAGCACCTGTACAAGTGCTACCATCTGCACTTGTAGCTAGACCACTTACATCAACTTTAGTGACGGCACTTTCTCCAGTGCCATCACTTATGTTTGTGAATTTTAAAACTGCATACTTTGGACCGTCAAGAATGGTTTGAGTTGCTACTGCATCAGCCATTTTAACCTCCTAAGTTTACTCGTTAATTATTCTGCTCATTTTAACATAATGAATATGAATAGCCTCTGCCGCAGCAGCACCAGCTTCAATTCCAATATAAGGAATTAAATCAACATCATCTGTCATAGCCGCTGATTTAGTTGTACCAGTTGTAACTGATGTACCACCTGTAGAACCAGCTGTGCTTGTCACATTATACTGAGTACCATTTACAAAAATTGACATTTGTCTTGAACTATCAAATTCAATTTTTAAATGATAAATTGTACTCGCAGCCACAGTTATCGGTAAAACACTGATATGATCTGTGCCGCCAATACTGTGAACAAAATGCAGTTTTGTAAAATCATCAAAAGATTCAGAGTTTGTAGCATCTGTTTGAAACTTAAAATATGCTTGATCAGCGTCTGTTGCTATCAATTGATCATTAGTTAGTTTTAAACCAGCATATGCTTTTTGATTATCAATTGCAGGTAATGCTATTGATGTTTCAAAGTGCACTTGGTTTTCAGTACCCCATAAACACCCTGCCCATGCTGTTGCAGCAGTATCTAAATGTGGAGTAATGATTGCTTGGTCTTGATCAGCACCTGCTGTTGTTGCTACAATTCCTGCTGATGTAGTATTAAAAGTACATAAAGCAGTAGTCATATTTGTTCCAAGTGCTTCCCAGTTTCTATTCAAAGCTCTTGTGGGTAATCCCCAAGAGTTCTATCTTGAATTAAACCAGTAGTAGAATCTTTACTGATTAACTTCATTCCATTTTGTGACCTTATAGGTCCAGAAAAGGTTGTATTAGCCATTTGAAATCTCCCGTCTTGGCAAATGTCAATCACATTATGCGATTGTCGGTTGATTATTTATATAATGAAAAAAACCAGATTGCAATGCAATCTGGCAAAGTTTTTTCCTTGGGAGGAAATAATGAGTAAAAACTATTATTTCATATAAATCATACCACAAATAAAAAAGGACGGCAAGTGCCGCCCTTCTAATCCCAGAATTTATTTTTCAGTTATGCACCTGGTGAACCAAATACACATCTTGGATCAGAGAATCCAAAAGAATATCTCTCACGAGCTTTATATCTCATGTTTCCAGTATCGAAGTCTGCTTCCATACCAGTTGATAAAGCTACACGCTCAAAATGCAAGAACCCACGAGGAGTGTCTGTCATAATGAAGAATGCATCTGTATCAGTTAAGAAGTCATTAACGACATAACCTTCTGGTAACATACCCATGCTCTTGAGTGCATTAAGATCGTTATCTGAAGTTGCTACACGCAATGTTGAGTTCATAATTCTCTCAGCAACAAATTGTAACTGTCTAGGAATAATTAACTTCATTCCTCTCAATGCTACAATAAGACCTCTTTCGTCAACAAATCCAGCAATCTTAATCAAGGCATCTTCAAGAGATGTTTCATTAAGGTCTGCCGCAGTTGAAGGTTCATTTGCAAAAGTTGATCCATTTGTTAATGGATGATCTGTTGCACAGAGTTCCTTGCCGTCACCGCCTGTAACAGTGCTATCAAACGCATTGTTTAATACAGCTGCAGCTTTAACTTGCTTGGTGTGTGCCATTGAACGTGCTAAAGCTTTTGTGTATCTACCAGAAAGTCTGTCATAAAGATTATCTTCAACAGCCTCCTCTGTGATACTGAATGCTAAAGCAATAGTCTCATGGTTATACCTTGCAGTATAAGCTTCATTTGCATCATCGAATGCCACTCCAGTACCTTCCGACTTAGTCGGTGCAGCACCAAAACCAGATAGCATTACTTCTTCTTCAAAAGATCTGTCTGATGTTTCAGTTGTGAAAATTTCAGAGTGCTGATTTTCGTATCTAGCATACTCCATTCCAAAAAGAGCATTAAGACCTGGCTCTAGCTCTTTAGATAATTGTGCTCTACTTATCGCCATAATTAATCTCCTTTAAGAAATAGCTGCATCAGAATCTCCAACAGAACTGAAGAAGATATGATTGTTAATTTTAACGATATAGTTAACCCCAGCTGCTGAATGATCAGCATTTGTAGGATCATCATGTATACCCAATATCATTAAAGGATTAGACGGATCTGAATCCTCCGCTGTAGATATATCGATCTGAGCAGTAGAAATACCGGTAGTTGTACTTCCTGCAGCACCATTCTCAAGTTCAACTGTTTTAAAAATATCTACTCTAGCAGTTGCCTTATTGGTGTTTGTTCCGTCAGATGCAACGATAAATCTTTGCATAGGGTTATCATACACGAAACCTTTTATATCGTGGTTAGTATCTGCTGACCCAGAACCAGGCCAGTAGTTAGAAAACTTTAGTTTTCCTGTTGTTGCATCAACATATTCACACCCTGCAAAAACGCCTAACAACTGTTTTGTATCACCAGTTGCTGAACCTATTGCAATAGTTCCACCTGTTAATTCAACAATTACAGGTGAACCTTGGTAAATAGCTGAAGCATCACTTGCGATAAAGTATTGAGTTACTCCATCAGCAGTAGTACCGCCAAAACCATTGATTGGTTTTAAGCCGAATTTTAAGCTTACGTTAGCCATAAAACCTCCTAGTTAAAATTAAAATTTCATTAGGATTCACCTTTTCGGTTTCCTCCAAATGTTACACGACTTTGCCTTTCCTTTTGGATAGGCATTGAAGGATGTGACTCCTTCATTAAGTTTTCATCAACAGCCGTCATTTGGTTGCGGGTACGACCCCGATAGTAATCGTTTCTTTCCAATGCCGTCTCTTCAGGTATCCTAGCCAGTATCAAGCCTCCTTGACCAATCACACCAGCGTGTTTTCCTTCTGTAATAGTAGAAAATTCACTG